ACATTTCAGGATTAACAGATAGCGATTGCTTTAAACTAAACATAATAGATATTTTTAAAAATAAAATATACAATATACGAATTATATTTTATTTATTTTCCAGAAACAAGAACTCTACTTTTATATATCCCCTTGAAGATTTAAATTAAAACCGGACATTTTGGGTAGGCAATACAAAATGTATGGGTTGATTAAACCGATTTCTTCTTCAAAATGATACTGGTAAATCCTTTAAATGTCCAAATATGTGTTATTTCTTTAAGTTGTTTTCTGAAATACTTTAAAGGTGTAAATTTAAATCTTTGAGGGTGTAAATATACTACTGCCAAATAGTTTTACACTAATAAAAATTATACATAAAAGCATTTCAACATTTTTTACCCATTGTTGATTATATTTTTCCTTTGAATCATCAATTAATACTTTAGAACCATTTTGAGTATTTTCAAGTCTTGCGATTAATTCCATCATTTCGTTATTTAATTTCTTTTCATCATCTAATTTAACTAAAATAGATGACATTTGTTCATCTAAAGTATCAATATTTTTATTGATATTGTTTGTTGTTAAAAATAAATCTCTGCTCATATTTTGTAATTGTCCTTTACTATTAACATAGTAATTTTGAAATTCATTTACTTCTGGATTTTTATTGTAATAAACATAATATTTTTTAAAATCATTTAAAGCAGAAAAAAATTGACTTCTAATAGTATGTATTTTTTCATAAAATTTTTTTGCTTGTCCAATTAATTGTGGTTGTTCCATTTATATATAATAATTTTTTTATTTTATTATGTTTAAATACAAATTCTATAATATGGGGCCGAAACAGCTGTTTTACTTGGTCTAATTATCTCACATACCTGCCCAGGTCTAATTCCAATAGCCTGTGCTACAGGATCAAAACGGGATAATTCTGGAAATTCGCCATCATTTGCTATATTATATCTATTTTTAACTTGAATTTTTTCACCTTCATTTAAGATTCGATGTTCTGGAACAAAGACATGCTCTAAAATGTTAAATTGTAAACGTTGTAAAGGTAGAAGAATAATAAATATATTTTCTGATTCCCAAATATGCTTTATAGTATTTATTAAAGTATCATTTACTTCATCCTTTACAACTACTATAAGCGTATCTTTTTTCCTTAATACTTCTTCAACATTAAATAGATCATCTATCATTTCCTGAAGATTACCTGGTCTTAATGTTTTACTTAAATAATATTTAATATATACTTTATCTCCTTGTTCTGCTTCAGTTTCATTTTCATCATTACCTTTTTCATCATAATCAATTTTATTTCCCGGTGTAAATTTTTCTAAAATCATATCTAATTGATTATTAGTTTTCATTGTATTAACTTCATTTACGCTAAATCCTTTATATCCCTGAATATCATAATTTTGTTTTTTCATTAATTCAAGAAGAATGCTTCTTGACTTATAGATTTGAGAAATTAAACTACTTGTGTTTTGACTTTCCATGTTTATATTATAATATAAACATATTGATTTTATTTTGTTTCAATTTTAAATTATATTTTAAATTGTTATTTTTTTTACTCCTTTACCTGAACTCGTATCCAAAGAAGTATCAGTTGATGATGATGATGTATCAAGACTTTTTGTTGATGAAGAATTATATTTGTTAGAGCCATCTTCTACTGCTAATAATGGAAATTTACCAGCTAGTTGAACTGATATTGGAACTGGTCTACTTATTGTTGTAGTAACTTCGGGAATATGTTTTGCTAAACCACCAAATTCCTTTGCTATGGAATTATATCCTCCTTGTAATGCTAACATTTTATTATGAAGTGGTAATTTATCAAAAGCTTGATTCAAAGCTGGAACAACATTTGTAGTTGAAGTTTGGCTACCCATTTGACTTCTTCTTATTATTTCTCCCATTATTTGTCGTCTTTTACCTGCATCTAATTGTAAAATTTCTGCTTGATGAGCACCACCAAGTTTATTAAACTCTCCATCTAATATAGGATCATTAAATATATTTGCTCCTCCTAAACTTCCTTCTGGTGTGTTTGGTGAAAATCCAGTTTGTTGCTTTAAATATTTTTTGTAAACTTCATTAACAACATACCATTTTACATCTTCTTCTTGTACATTTAATCTTGCTATATTATCTTGAATATAACGTGGTAATTTTTGATATATTTTAATTTTCTCTGGTTCAAAAAATGGTGGTGCCCAAGGTGGAGAAGCTTCCCAATCTTTATCAGGTTCATTATTAATCAACATTTGGTCAATAACCCTTATATCAGGAGTTGTAGGTGAAGGTAGTAGTGAACTGTCAGGAGCGTATGCTGGTGAACCATCAGGATTATATTTGATTGAAGCTTTATATTGTGGCGCATTAATTAATTCTGGTGAATATCCAGTTTCAAAGAAACCTTGGTCTTCAACATCAGACCATCCTGTAGGTTGATAACTAGATATAGGTTCTTCAGGTGTATATTTTAGACTGCGTGGCGAAACACCTTCTTCTGGTTGGTAACTAGATAAATTAATACGATTAGTAGCTTCAGATGAAAATAATTTATCCATTTCAGTCTTATAAATATTAACAATTTCTTTAACTTCTTTTTGAGCTGCAGTTGGGTCAATATGAAGCAGTTTATCAATATTTCTGGATTGATACGATAAGTTTAATAATTGATCTATATTATCAGCTGTAATAATTCTCATTTGAATATTCATAACTTGTAGTTCTTGTATTAATAATTTAAGTGCAAATGGAATTCTTACAAGACTAAATGAACGTCCAAATTTACTAATAGCATTAAGAATTTCCTGTCCTTCAACATTCTTATTAAAAACAAGAGGTCCGTCTACAAAAGGACTTAAGAATAAATTAGTGTCTGGATTATAAATGGCAATGGCTCCTGTTTTATTGCAAATGCCCATAAAATATTGGTCTCCTCTAACCATATAAGTTTCATTTAAGAAATAAGATAAGCCATGTGCCATAATACCATCACGTTCCATTTCACCAATTTTCAAGCCGCCATCATTAGCACGTCCTTGGTTAGTTTGTCTAGTTAAGAAATTACGTTTACCTGTAGCACGATAATTAATTTTATCCTTAACCATGTGTTTTAAACGCATATAATAAGTTGGTCCAATAAAAATTTCAGAATAAATTTGTTCACCTGTAAAGCCATTATATAATAATTGATTTCCTGAATTATGATATCCCATTTTTGTTAACATATGACCATATGTATCATAATTTGCTCCTTTTGTAGCAAATGCGGTACAATCTCCATATCCACCATACATACAGCAAGCCTTTCCAAAAAGACTCTCAACTAATTGTCCAATTGTCATACGAGATGGTATTGCGTGTGGATTAATAATTAAATCAGGTCTAACTCCGTCAGCAGTAAATGGCATATCCTCTTCTGGAATAATTAGACCTAAAGTGCCTTTCTGACCGGCTCTTGAAGCCATCTTATCACCAATAGCAGGTAAACGTTCTTCACGAATTCTAACTTTAGCAATTCTGAAGCCTTCCTCTCCTTCTGAAATAAAAGATTTGTCAACAAATCCTAATTGTCCCTTCTTAGTCGTTTTAGAGTGATCAATATAAGTTCCTCTTTGGTCAACACTTGATGTAACCTCTCCAATTAATACTACTCTGTCGTCAATAACAGTGTTTTCTTTAACTAACCCATATTTATCAAGTTTACTATAATCAAAACCATCTTTAATTCCCTTTACATTAGGTTTATTTTCAATGTTAGCAAAGACTGTGTTTACATTGGAACCAGAAACTCTAGAACTTTCTTCTCTAGCTTCATAAGTTGTATAGTATGTGGTTCTAAAAATCCCTCTTTTAACAGAACCTTCATTGATTAGAATAGCATCTTCAACATTGTAACCGGTATAAGACATAATAGCAACAATAGCATTAACACCATAAGGCTGTTCTTCGTGATTTATATATTCTAAATATCTGGATTTAACTAATGGAGTCTGACCATAATTCAATAAAACTCCCATTTTATCCATACGCATTTGATAATTAGAATGATATACAGAAACAGCTTGTCTACTTTGTCCACAAGAGAAACAGTCACGTGGAAATTGATTAGTTTCAGGATAGATAATAGAATTACCCATGACTCCAAATATTAGAGAAGGGTCAATTTCACAATGGGTATAATATTTGTTTTCTTTTAAATTGGATGGTGTATTTGAAATAAACGCACTTTCTTCTTCAGATGTGTCTAAATAATCAATAATAGCCCTATTTCTTTCAAAGAATTCTAAAATTTTTTCTAATGTATCATAACCAGGATATAACGTATTAACATCATACAAAATATTATTTCTAATATTATAAAATTCATCATTTTTCTTCTCAAATCCAGAAATAACTTGAGACCAATTATATTTTCTGGATTCAATAATTTCTTTAATATTTCCGTGGTCATAAGAAATTTTATTATAATAAATTTGTCCGTCGCTAGTCATTACCTGATCTCTATAAAAAATAGGTCTAGTTAAACGTCCTCCATCTGTATAAATATAAATAATATTAGATTCATAACTGAAAGAAATACTTGTATAAACTGGAATAACACCATTTCTTCTGAAAAGTTTAAGATTATTTATAGTTTGTATTGGATTATCTAAAACACCAATCCAATTACCATTTAAAAATACTTTAGTAGATTGAGCAAGAGCACTAGGTGAACATTCGGTTAATAATTTAAGTGAAGTATTAGCTCTAATCCATTTAATAATAGGGTAAGAAGAAAAACCGTTAGTAATAGCTGTACTAATAGACATATGTTTATGTAAACCAATATTTCCGCCATCTGGTGTATCAACAGGGTCAATTAATCCCCATTGTGTACTATGAAGTAAATGAGGACCAACTATTTTAGCGGTAGGGTCTAATGGTAAACTAATTTTTCTTAAATGTGAAATATGTGTAAACCATGATAAACGATTTAAATCTTGAACTAATCCTAAACGTTTAGTATTAACATCAGCTCCCCAATTACCTTTAAATCCTCTTTTAAATCCATCTTCAACAATTTTATCTTTAAAAAACTCATTGATGTTATCTTCAACCAAACTAACAAAATTGGTTCTATATTTTCCAGCATGATAATAATATTCTTTATCCATTTTCAAAAATATGTTACGTTTTTGGATTAAATAATATTCGCGAAATAAATCATAAATAAGAGAACCAGATGTTTCAATGCGTTTAAACTTAAAATTATCTCGATCTGTAGGAGCTTCTTTACCCATAAAAACTCTTAATAATTTGTTAGTCATAAACCCAATAAAATAAGCCTTATTAAGATAATTGTCTTCACCAATATGAGGTAAAAAATAATTCATTAAAATATCTTGAACAGCGGATATAGTTTGTCTTTTAGTAAATTTAGCAATAAATTCAAGTGCAATTTGTTGTGTAAAAATATTATTAGCGTCATGAATAGAAGGAATAAACATATCAATCATATTAGAGTTAGTTTTAAGGTCTAATAAACAATACTCAATAATAGATTTATCGGAAATAACACCCAAAGCACGCATAAGAATAAATAAAGGAATTGGTTTTTTAACGTTGGGTATATCGATAACAATTTGATTGTTAGTATATGAAGCATCAGGAGCTACAATTTTAGCAGAAGTATATCGAATAGGTTTAGAACTATCTTCAGATACTGAATGAATTTCGCAAGAATAGCTGTATAATTCATCTTCTTTGTATTTTCTTACATAAAGCATATTATCTCCAAATTTTTCTTGACTAACAATAACTTTTTCTTTGCCAGAAATAATAAAATAACCACCATAATCATTGCGACATTCACCCATATTAAAACGAACTTCGGTAGAAATACCTCTCAAAATACATAAATTAGAATGAAGCATAATGGGAAAACGCCCGAGATATATTTTTTCATAAGTTTTAGTTTGTTGAATCTTTTCTTCTCCATTGTAATAAATAAAATCAACATCAATATCATAATGAATAGTAACACCATAAGTCATATTCCTTAATCTAGCATCATTTGGATACATATAATGTGGATATGGTTTGTTAGTTTCTTCATCATATATAATAGGTTTACCAAAGTAAAGTTTAGAACCGTCTTTTCCACCAAGATAAATTAAACATTCATTCGGATTTTCCTTATCACCAATTTTAACATTCTTTGATTTAGTTTTTTTTGGCCCAGTTTCTTTACTAGTAGTTTCAGCAGTTTCAGTTTCACGTTCAATAAATCGGATAGGATTATTTTCACGAAAAATTTGAAAAATGCCTTTACTAAAAAAGTCGTTATAAGAGTCTAAATGATGTGCAACTAAATTGTACGGATTGTCTTTAAAATATTTGTCAATCAAATTCCAAGCGATTGTGTCCATTATATTAATAATATGTTATTTTTTTATAATGTTATAAATTTATATATTATTAATTAGAATAA